TGAAAGTTGTAGCCATGGTTAAGCCTTGCCTGCGGTGATTGCGGAGCTTAAAGGCGCAAGGTCTTCTGTTGTCCAGTAGTCCTTAGCGACCATAAGCTCAAGGTGTTCGACATTTCGACTCACCGTGTTTTGTTCTTCGGTGGTGCGGCTTTCTTGAGCCGCTAAAGCGTTGATTAAATTTACGCTGTCCATTGCTGCAGAATAATGTCCTGCAATTTCTTCAGCGGTCAGGGTGTCAGACATCAGGGCTAGGAAGGTTTAACGGGCCAAGTTGGACTTGCAGGATCGCTAGTGTTAGCAGGCAGGTCGCGCAAAGCCTGACGATATGTTTGCATATCTGCGCTCATCGTAACGTCAGACAATCCTAAATAATCAGTGGCAGCCAAAAGCCTGTCGCGTTCGGCTCGAATTGCTGCCATCTGCTCTACAGGCAAGACATCACGGGCATAAGTTTCTTTCTCTGCGTTCCATGCAGCCACCTCATCGTCTGTCATTGGCACGACAACGCCATTTACCATTTTGTCCATCTTGATTTCCTACGATGTTTTAATACCATACACCGATATTGTACCGCCTGCAAAGGCAGCATTGCTTCCAAATAATTGAAAAGAATCTTGTGCAGCTAGTGTTTTATGGCAAGCAACCTTGTTTGTCTCGTAGATCGTGTGACGATGATTGTGCACTCCAATGCCCCGCCCATCGAATAGGGTCATCTCAGTCTGATTTAGACTCGAAACAAGCACTTCACCAGCAAGAGTACGTCCAAATTGATTAAAGCCAATTAGCATGATTTTATCAGTTGTCGTCGCACTGGCCTCCATATAATTGCTGCCAGTATCAATTGTGCCACCACTCCCGACTCGTATGTACACAATACCAGTGTTAAATGTATTCAGATTAAAGATAATTTTGTATTGATTGTATCCAGTTATGCTAGTAAAATTTATTGTAGAAGCAGCCGACGCTAGTGTGGTGCTAGAGACTAACTCTAGTTTTCCACCACCGCCACCACCACCAGCAGCAGCAAGAGTAATCTTCCCCGCTGATGAGCTGTAAGTTAAAACATCTCCGTCAGATGCTCCAGACTGCAATCCAGGAATACGCAGACTGTTAATAGATGCGTTTCCTAAAGTAATCTCGTTGCTAACTGTTGCGGCACTTGCGTCTGCACCATTGCCTAAAAGAATGTTATTGCTGCCAGTAGTAATATTATCGCCAGCGGTGTATCCAATTGCTGTGTTGTTAGTACCAGTGGTGCTGGTATGAAGGGCATTGCCTCCAAGGGCCACATTTTGACCACCAGTTGTGCTGTTATAAAGGGCACTTTTACCAACGGCTACAGCATCGCTTCCTGTCTGAACTCGTAAAGCATTAGTTCCAAGAGCCGTGCAATTATTGCCACTGGTAAGTGAAGAAAGAGCATCCTTTCCAACCCCTACGTTGTTAGCCCCAGAAGTGCTTGCACCAAGAGCATCGTCGCCAAACGCTGTATTGCTTGAAACGTTACCCGCGCCACGGCCAACTGTTAATGAGTTAACTACTATGTCTGTTGAAAACGGTGAGCCACCACCGCCACCACCAGCAACTGCTGCAGTAACAAATGCTGTAGTAGCTAATTGTGTTGTATTAGTGCCGCTACCAGCAGTAGGAGCTGCAGGCGTTCCAGTAAAAGTAGGAGAGGCTGTTACAAACGCTGTTGTAGCAATTTGAGTTGTGCTTGTCCCGCTACCCGCAGTAGGCGCTGCTGGAACTCCAGTAAACGTAGGAGAAGCTAGGTTTGCTTTGCCACTTACATCAGGAACAGCGGCTGTTACAAATGCTGTAGTAGCTAGTTGTGTTGTATTAGTACCGCCACTTGCAGTAGGAGCTGCTGGTGTGCCGGTAAATGTAGGCGAAGCTAGATCAGCCTTACCGCTGACATTAGGAACAGCGGCTGTTACAAACGCTGTTGTAGCAATTTGAGTTGTGTTTGTCCCGCTACTCGCAGTAGGAGCTGCTGGGGTGCCAGTGAATGTAGGAGAAGCTAGGTCTGCTTTGCCACTGACACTAGGAACAGCTGCTGTTACAAAAGCTGTTGTAGCAACCTGAGTAGTATTTGTTCCACTGTTTGCTGTAGGAGCAGTGACTACGCCAGCAAACGTGGCGCCGCCGTTTGCATTTAGCGAGATGTTTGGTGCTGAGGGTAGGGTGCCGCCAATGTGGACATCGCCCGAGCTATCAACAACAACTCGTTGCGTTCCAGAAGTTGTAATCGCTAATGAATCCGCTCCAGGTGAAAAGATTCCAGTATTAGTATCGCTCCCAGGCAGCAAGCTTGGTGCGGATTCACTACCAAGCGGAAAACTAACTTTGCCATTGGCATTAATGATTCCAGTTGTTGTAATAGCCTGACTACCAAAATCAGGACTAACTTTCGTACCAGCAATCGCTGCAGACGCATTAATGTCTGCGTTAACAATAGAACCATCAACGATATTGGCTGAGGCTACGGTGATCCCAGTGGGAAGAGCACCTGTAGCTAGCTTGCTTAGACCAATAGCGGCACTAGCATTGACGTCTGCATTGACAATAGTACCGTCAACAATCATCGCGCTAGTAACACTTCCTGTATCGCCAGTTGTTAATACCGTTCCAGTGACATTCGGCAGCGTAATTGTGCGGTCTGCTGTTGGATTTGCAACCGTTAACGTAGTTTCATGCTCATCGGCTGTTGAACCTTCAAATACAATATTTGCGTTATTAAAAAGTAGATCGCCGGTCATTGTGTCGCCAGTGGCATTCACAAATTCATCAGCCTCACTGCGCCATGCAGTGCCGTCATAAATCTTTAGTACATACCTCCCCCCTGTGTTGTCAAGCCACATTTCTCCTTTTTCATTGCCCTGTTGGCCACTAACCGTGCCTGTGCCAGTTGTTGTGCCACTTGCCGTAAAGACAACACCAACCGCATTTGAGCCCGCACCAACAGTCGTAAAATCTGACGTCCCAACCGTCAGGATTTGATAAGCAGTGCCGGAGACCAACGCCGTTGCAGCCGTACTGGCTGGCGAAGCATTAGGTGCGGTCGAACCAATATGAACTGGACCAACTTTGACTAGATCGCCATTGCTGTTTTTAAAGAACAGACCAGGGCTATCAAGATTAGTGTTGACAGCAAGCTGCCCATCCGACATTGCGGTTGCGATAGGACGCTTATTTGCTGTGCCAGAACGCAAGTGCTGTAGAGCCATCCTTAATACCTGTTGCCAGGCCGGAAATTATGGCTCTATCTTACGAGACTCAAAAACTGCCGTCATCCAGCTGACTGGTTAAAGCAACCGTTCCAGTCAAATCAGGCAACGTCACAACACGATCTGCTGTTGGATCGGCAACCGCCAAAGTTGTTTCAAAATCATCAGGGCTGGCACCCTCAAATGCCAGTGATGCGTTTTCGTCAAACAACAATTGACCGCTAATCGTGCCGCCAGCTTTTGGTAATGCCAGTGCAGCCAAGTCATACGCTGTCTTGACCCCATTTGGTGTGGCAGCAGTTGTTGTACTAGAACTTGCAACGCCATCAGTCAGCTGCAGGACACCAACTGCACTTGTCGTACCAGTTGTGATTGAAATTGCAGGCGTTGTTGTTCCAGTTGCAATCTGAATTGGAGCGGTGCCGGTGACGCTAGTAACAGTGCCAGCCTGATTAGCAACCCACTCAAGGCCAGTTGTCTCACTGCTATTAGCGCTGAGGACGTAGCCATTAGTTCCAACACCAAGCTTGGCCAGAGTTGTTGCTGCTGTTGAAACGATCAGATCGCCCTTTGTATAAGAGGCAATCCCAGTACCTCCACGAGGTACAGCCAGCATTCCACTGGTCAGGTTGGTAGCAATACGGAATTGGGTACTGACTTCCTCAAGAGCTAGCTGTACGTTTGTGCTGGTAAGATTTGCCGCAGGGGAAAATGAAACATTATTAGCTGTTTGCGCCGTATAAGTAGACGAAACATCGATTTCAATCCAACTTGTTCCGTCTGATAAAAGGATGTCAGGCGGAGAAAGCAATACTTGAGGCGCTGGTGCTGTTCCCGTGCCACCAATCGCGACAACAAGATAATAATTTGAGTTTTCTGAATCTGGAGAAGGCAAAGCATTGCCAACACCTAGTCCTAAAGCAGAACCTTCCCCAGTAACACTTGCGATTTTGTTTGTTGTTGCGTTGTAAGTACCAGCAAGAATAATTGCACCAGCTGAAATGCCAAGCGGTTGCCAAACGTTGCCGTCCCAGACAAAAAAGTTTTTTTCAAGCGGGTTGAAGAATAACTGTCCTTTAAATGCAGCAGTTGGCAAGGATTCGCCAAATGTAGTAACAGAACTGTCGGCAAGCTTAATTGCAGTGATTGCGCTATTAGCAATCTGAGTGGTTGAAAACTCACCTGTTGTAATTTTTGCTGCATCAAGGACAGGAATATCAGCCGCAAGCAAGGCAGTTGCTGCAGTAATATGACCTTGAGCGTCAAATGTAACTCCGCTAACTGTTGCTCCAGTTACGGAATTACTATGATTTAATGTTCCACTTGTGACTGCTAAGCCTGTTCCAGGCTGAATAATCCCCTTTGCAGATGCTGTTGCCTCAGGCAAGTCAGTTGGCAGCAAACTGCGGAACGTTGGTGCGGCATCCGCTCCAGTAGCTGGACCCACAAATACACTTGCTGCAACTTGCGTATCAAGTGACAGCGAAAGATCAGTTGTAAATGCAGTTGGGTTGCTAACAACAACAGCGAATGGGGTTGATTCTGTAACTGTTATTGATTGAATGCCAGCCTCTTGTGACCAAGCTGATCCGCTCCAGCGATACGCGATGCTTGTACTGGTGTTATACCAACCTTGGCCTATGTAATCACCTGTTCCTGAAGGAGTAGCACTGCTAACAATGCAGGTCGCTTGATCACCAATTTTTTCTGCAATAACTGAACTGGCGTGAAGCTTTCCACTTGTTACCGAGCTGGTTCCGAGGTTCGCTTCAAGAACAATGTCATTGGCAAGTGCTGTTGCAAACGATCCAGTGCCGCTGCCTGTTACGGCCCCAGTCAATGTAATTGTTTGATCGCCAGTATTTGTTCCGCTACTGGTTCCGCTAAACACTGAACCATCTGTCCAGGTTCCATTAGCAACGGCTAAATTCCCAAGGCCTAGTGTGGCGCGTTGGTCAGCTGCCGCCCCATCATTAAGTAAAGCTCGACCAGCCGCAGTGCAAGCTATTTCTTCAATTAAACCGCCGCCTACAGAGCTCCGGCCAAGAATTATGTCAGTGCTGGCTGTGTTTTGAATTTTGTCATAGGTGACAGCGTCACTGGCAATAGCTGCACTGTTAACAACTCCAGCGGCAAAGCTTGTTGCAAATGATCCTGTGCCCGTGCCTGTGACAACACCGCTCAAGGTAATTGTCTGATCACCCGTGTTAGTGCCGGTACTTGCGCCTGAATGTGAACCACTGAAAGTGCCATCTTGCGTGGCTAACGTTCCAAGTCCTAATGTTGCTCTTTGTTCTCCAGTATTGGCATCAGCAATTAACGCACGGCCTACAGGAGTACAACTAATCTGCTCAATTGTGCCTGAACCGCCAGATGCACGGCCTAAAAGTACATCAGCAGACGTGGTGTCCTGCAGCTTGTCGTAAGTGACTGCGTCTGACGCAATATTATTTGTCTGAACAATGTTTGAAGAAAGGCTGGTTGCAAAAGATCCGGTGCCAGTACCTGTAACTGCGCCAGTAAGCTCAATTGTTTGATCGCCTGTATTAGTGCCTGAACTCGTACCTGAATGAGTGCCAGCAACTGTGGCGCTTTGTGTGGCTAACGTTCCAAGGCCCAGAGTTGCTCTTTGAGCAGCAGCATCAGCGTCGTCAATTAACGCCCGACCTGCGGCAGTACAATCAATCTGCTCAATTACGCCAGAACCACTAGATTCTCGACCTAAAATTACATCAGTTGTTGTTACATTTTGAATTTTTTCATAAGTAACGGCATCGTTGACAATGTTTGCTTCGTCAACAATCCCTGCTGCGAGTGTTGTCGCGAATGAACCTGTACCTGTACCGGTAACAGCTCCCGTCAGTGCGATCGTTTGATCACCAGTGTTAGTGCCGGAGCTTGTGCCCGAATGCGTTCCAGCAAAGGTTCCGTTTTGTGTTGCTAACGTCCCAAGACCAAGCGTGGTGCGTTGAGTTGCGGCATCAGTGTCAGCAAGCAGCGCCCTGCCTGCTGCAGTTAATGAAAAGACATTATATGTGTTAGGTGCAATCGCATAAATGCCTTGGTCTGCGGCAGTCGTTAATGCTGCTATTGACTGCAGGCCAGCGTCATAAGCCTGGACATTGGTGCCTATTGCTATACCAAGATTTACCCGTGCATTGGCTGCATCACTTGCTCCCGTTCCACCATCCGCAATGGTGATGTCTGTAATGCCAGTGATCGTGCCACTGGTAACGGTCAGGTTTGTAAGGGTTGATCCGTCAGCATTAAGCGTGGCAATCGTGCCAAGACCTAACGTTGTTCGTTGAGCTGCAGCACTTAAGTCATCTAGTAACGCTCGGCCTGCAGCGGTACAAACAATTTCCTCAATAATTCCAGCGTTTGCGCTGCTCCGTCCCAGCAAACGATCAGTGGCCGTAACGTTTTGAACCTTGGCATAGGTAATTGCGTCGTCGGCAATCGAAGCTGTGCCTAGCTTTGTCGTACTGCTTTGATCAAGCTTGTTTAGGTCAATGGTGTTGGCGTCGAGCAGGTCAAAACCAGCTTCAACAAGGTTTTTTACAGTAACCTTCTTGGTCTCGGAACCGCTAATGTCCGCAATAGGCAGAACGTCTACTGCTGCAACCCCAGCCTTGGACAGCTCGTTAAGCTGCGTAATTCGTTGGTCAGCCAAGGCTCAGCTCCTTACGCCAGGGGTACGTGCGTTTAGTTTAATCCGTAACTTCCGTCAACAGGAAATTGAGAGACTGCTCTTGACGGATTCGATCGTCATCTTCTTTCAGCAGGTACTCGGCAAACGTGCCAACCACAAGCTTTAACTCGCCGGTCGTCACAAAATCCAAAGTGCATCTAATTGCGTCATCTAGGTCAACTGAAACGCCAGAATTGGTGACAACAGCAGTGAGAGAGTAAAAAATGCTCTGCTCTGTTGGGCTTAAATCGTTATCAACTAAATGAAGGAAAAGGTCAAAGGCACAGCCTAAATCTAACCTTTGTATCAACTGAAGCATCAAGAGTGACGTCTCCTTTGCGCTATTAGTCGCATTGTTAAAAATGCACTCAATACGCCCGCTGCCACTAATCAAGCCAGCATTGTATTGATTCTTAAACTTGTCCGAAAGCGTTGTTGTGTCAACTTGCTCACGACTGGCGTTAAATTCGTAGTTCGTGACATCGCCAAGGATGTTAGAGCCGACGTCTATAACAGCAATTGTTATCGCAATAGGATCTCCCGTAAACGATTGCAAGGCAACTTCGTTTACCCGATTATTATTTACAGCATCAGCAAATGTCGGGTATAAGCGCAAGCCACCAGCAGCATTTACATTTACAAAAGCACCAAAAGTGTCTTCTATTGCTCCAGAAGACCAGTTAGAGGCTGGAATGAACAAAAGATTACGTGCGTCACTTGTCCCAATATCAACCTTGTCTCCTGTAAAAAGATTGTCTACCCCGCTTGACGTCCCAATGCGGCTAAGCGTCGTACTGATGTCGTCGCTAGAAACTTGCTCCGCTAAATTGCCTAAAACAATTTGCGTTCCACGACGTAACCGGATATTGCCTTGGCTGCCAAGAAAAAACGTCATGAACTAATAACTTGAATAAAGTCGCCGTCAACCGTAAAATTAATTGGAACAACACTTAGCTCACCAGTCGAAACTGAAATGCTTGCAGATGTGATGTAAGCGTTAAATTTAATGTCGTCTAAGTCCCCCGTTCCAACGTTTAGCTCCATAAGCACCCTGTCACTTGTCTCGATAGAGCCAGTCTTGTGAATCTTTGATAGCAACTTTGTAAACTCAGTAAAGCTTGCACTCTCCCCTCCATCAAGCCTGTAGTACATCAAAGTTGCGCTACCTGTTGCGCTCTTGACTCCAGGAGTAAAGGTATTGCTTGCGCTGTCAATAGTGTTGGTGCTCAGCAACTCAAGCGTGGTCTCTACAGACCAGTCACGAATCTTAGCGACAGGTTTGCTGTCGAAGACCAATGAGCCACTGCGTCCGGTGTAGAAGGCCATTACTTCGCTAGGCTTGGAACATTGTTTTTATACTAGCTCACATCAAACTCGGTGGACCTAAAGTCTGCAACATAAGCGCGGTCCTCATCATCGCACGGATACTCGACAGCCCTTACCGTCACCTCTCCATCCTGATCCATTTCTACTTCCGTGATGCGGAACACACGCTTCTTTCCCGGATCAATCCCCATCACATACAGGTTTTGTGCGTTCTCACTAAGCTGAGAGGCAACTCCGCCTGACACTGCTACTAAGTCTCTAGCGTGCACCTTGCTATCGTTTCGATCGTAAATTAAAAAGCTATAAGTTCCGTCTTCAATTTTATCTTGCAATGGCGAATTTAAAATTCCGTCCGTACCAATAACGCCGGAAGACCGTCTTTCCCAGTTAGTAAGACCAATGTCTACATAAATAAAGGCTCCAGGCTCAACTGGATTATTTGAAGGGAACGTCTTAAACTCAACGCCACGCCTGATAAATTTACGCTGGTTGACAAGCATCTTGCCAAATAAAATTGCTTGCTGCCTGCTCGTAATAAAACTACTTGCGTCAAACGTTTCTTTAATTGCTTTGTTTACATTAGTGTTTTTTCTTTTAACTTGAACTGTTCTTTTACGCTGAAAAACCGTTTCTGTGTATTCTTCTCTGTAAACAACACTTGCAATTAAGTCTTGAGTACTTGCGCCATAATCTAGAAACTCTTCCTTGTAAGAATTTTCCAGTATGTTTCCTGTCGTGAACAATGCGGAAATAGCCAGAGAGATGGGGCGTCCATCGTCTTCGGCTGCTCTGCCACTTCCGGTTACGGGCACAACGGGAACTAGAGTTTCTTTGCCATTTTTTCGCGCAAACTCAAGCAAGCTAAAAGGAGCATTGCTTACCCAGAACTCGCGCCAAGACGAGTCATCAGCAATTACACAATCCATAAACAAGCTAATGCTTGTCGGCGTCTCATTGTCTTCAAAGTGACCAGGCAGATTATTTTGTCGGCAGAATCTTTTTGCAAGCTTAAGGCTATCTTGATCTAAAACAGACTTTGGCGCGTATTTGCCAATTCCATTTTGTTTGTCAAGGACGGTGTCCACAAAAATGTCAGGGGCATAGCTTGTGCTTGCAGTGGGTAGGCTGTCAAAATCGTCCACTGTATAACTTGTTTTACCTTCCTCCACAAATGCACTCACATTACGCAAATCTTGAACATTTTGACCGGCAAACATGCTTAATCCAAGCATTGAAAGGTCGTTGTAGATTCCTTTGGTACTTTGGATCTGTTGTTCAGTTACAGCGGTTAATGACATTTCGGGGCCATTCTCAAGGCTAAACTGAATTTGAGTGTCAGTGTTAACCGAAAATACGTCCCACTCATTTATAAGCTCAGGCCCACGCTCTATAAGATATGGCTTGTTCTGTCTCTTTTTCTCCTCTATGTCTATTTCTGAGCCTTTGTACCATACAATTACGGAGTCAACAGCGTTTTTTGTAGACTTGCTTGTTTCGTTGCTGTTTAAAACAACAATCTTTTTTTGGCCGCTTAACCTAAGCTCAGAATCTACGTCATAGACAGGTTCGAGCTTAAAAGCATACCTGTCACGACTTGGGGAAAGAAAATTAAAATCATTGTACGCATCGCTTTCTGAACCTTGGCGCAAAGAAAAAAGCACTGGATGTACTGTATAGCTCTTGTCTGATCCTTTCTTGTAGGAAAACCTAAAGAAAGCTTGGCGCACATGTATCCCGTTGTCGCCTCTTGAATATTTTTTTGGCGCTGGTTCCTCGCCATATTTTTTTTCACGGCCAGATATGCGTCTAAACAATTTTGATTTAATTGAAAACTTAACTTGGTCAATTTTGCTTATCGTTTCGTATGCCGCTGATTCTGCTTTTACTAAAGCTTTAACAAAAAAATGATTGTCAGCGGCGGCAATGCAGTCATCCCAGTCCTCTAAGGTTCCTTTAATACGTCTCAAAGCATTTTCTTTTAACGCTATTAATTCAGTAAAACCGCTTTCAATAGCTCTTCTGCCAGCAGGATCCTCAGTCTTGCGTTTACTGCCTCCCAACTCGCTAATACGCTCCTCGGTCTGCTCTATACCACCAGCACCAAACCTTTCGTTGAGAAAAGTACTTCTAAATGCGGGGTCGGTTATCCGAGTTCCGTTATCATAGACATGCTCCCCTGGATAATCTTCTAATTGCTCAATTATCCAATCTCTAGCCTCATCTTCGAGTTTTTTAACTCTACCCACTATGCGTTCTTGAATATCTGAGATCTTTTTTGACAATTGCTGTGCGCTCTGCCTTGGCTGAAGACTTCCCTGGTTGTTGCTTTTTGTTAGCTTGTCAAGGCTCACAAATCGCCTCTGGCCTGCATTTCCCTGTCCTATTCTTACCTGAGCGGGTTCCCATACACTCTCACCCGCAATTGTTTGCTTTATCTGATACGACCTGTATGGGTTAGTTTTTAGCTCTTTGTTTATCTGTGCTCGAAAATTTTCAAACTTGTTCTGAAATCTGTCTAATTTTTCGTTTAGTTTTAGCAGTGAGTTGTTAGTAAGGTCGCCTACTGTTCTGTCGTGTTCAAGTGCACTAAATATAACCATAGGCAAGCTTGCACTAGGCTGATTAGTCCCGTTGTTAAAAGGAGATTCCTTAATATGTCCATCTTTCCCTATCTTATTGGGTATGTATAGCCAAGTATGCACATCGTCGTATTCGCCTTTCCTTACTCTTCGCCTTAGTCTTTTTAGTTTTGTCCTGTCACTCTCTAGCTCCTTGATTAATGCGTCTCTGTTGATAGTTGGGAAACTGACGTCGCTTTGCAACTCTTTTGTGTATTTTATTGATCCGTTAGTATCAATTGTGTAAGACTTTTTTTGGTCTAGTTCGTTAATCCACATAACCTTAAGAGGCGCTTCAAAGTCGTAATTAAGAGTGCAATGGCCTATCTTAAAATTTTTATTAGCGAATCCAGTTGTATTGTACTGGTCTTTAACGTTTTTGCTAATTTGTTCTTTCTTCCTAAACTGTATCGTTGGTGAATCTGGAAGATCATTGCCTTCATCGTCAAAACGACGGAGGCCGACCGGCTGAGTTTCTTCAGGAACAGGTTCTTCATCATCAACTATGTCTCGCAATATTTTTAAATGCGCCATAAGTTTTTTCTTTTCGTTCTTTGCCTCTTGGACAGGTGACACTTCGTTGTATGGAGCGGTTGGGCAAAAGCCCCTCTCTACACACCTAAACCTTACGTTTACGTCATCATTGTCAATATCTTTAGAGCCTCCAAAACTAAGTAAACGAAATTTTGCAGATCCCAACATATAAGTGCTTCCAAAGTCCAAAGCATTTACTGATTGACGGCGAAGATTAACGGCTAAAGGAACTGCGTCTGTCTCGCCAGCGTTGGCAGAAAACTGTCCATTTGAGATTCCGCCTCTGTAACCTTTAGATTGAAATCTAACTAGGATTTCGCTGCCTTCTTTGTACTGAAAACTTGGATTTGTCCAGTCAAGTTGTTCTAGTTCAATTCCGTTAAGAGCATCCTGCTCTTCGCCTTCGCTATCCCTTGTCACCATCTCTACGTTGACAGGGATAGGGTCGTAAACGCCAAGAGACGATGAAGTCGTAGGAGAATATGCTTGGCTAAATCCTGCTGTTCCACCTCTGTCAGTAATCGTAACAACTTGACAAACTGCCTGATTATTGTCACGCTTCAAGTCTTGTGGATAAAAGCGGAGATCACCTCCTCTGGTCGAAAAATCATTAAATACTGGATGTTTGCCCTTACCTCCGCTCTTATAAAATAAAAAAACTGTCGCTGGGTCTAACTGCTCAATTGAAAGAGAACCAAAAGCAGTTCTTTTGGTACTAAGATTCAGTATTTCTGCCGCACCAAGAACAAACAGCAGCTGTATGAACTGCGATGAACCATAATTATCCACTGACGACCAAACTAAAGAACCGCTAACACGAACTCCTCCCGATGGATTGTCGTTTATGCTGGTGTAGACAAGGTTTGCTGGGTCGCCATAAGACGCAAGCTCTGGGGCGCTATTAAAACCAGAAGAGGGCGCAAAACGTTGCTGCCTATTCCTTCGTTTGTTGTTAGCACCTAGATCAGGAATGTTTGGTTTGGGCGCTAATAGTGCCGCTCCAACCTGAAACAGAATCCCAACAACCGTTAGGA